GGATCGCTCTGGCCGACTCACCGTAGAAAGTGACGCCACCCAAGATTAGCGACTCCACCGGCTTGCTCGAGGAGGCCTCCAGCTTTGGGTCCTCCGCACTGACGACGCGGGTGGTCAGAAAGGAGGTGGCCGAGGTATCTGCACGATGGTCCTGCAAGTTACAAGTGAGCACCCCGATGCGACTGGCCAGGGCATCGTCCGCACTGACCCTGGCGCTAGCCTCGCTGGTAATCGCGCCGGTGATCGCATGGACAGGAGAGGAAATGGCGTGCCCCTGAGCAGCAGTCGGCGCGCCCCGGGCCGCGACCTGACTTCCGCCTGCGACAACCTGGGCTTCGCAGGCGGTGACGCGGGATGCAAGCTCTGAAACGAAAGAGGCTTCTGCTTTGCTCGAGACCATCATCTGCAGAGTGACGCTAAAGCCGTGCAGCGCTTCGATGCTGGAGCGCATTGACGCGATGGCTTCTTTGGTTTCGGACATTTGCTGACTCCAGATACGAAAAAGGCCCGCCGTTATGGCGAGCCCTTGGATACGTGAAAAGGTGGCCCCGTGCTATCGTCGAGCTTCCACACAAGACGTTTCACAGAGCTAAAAACGATGAAGGTAACCCTCAAGTGCGCCAAGTGCGGCAGTGACAAGTTCGAGGTTCCGGCTAGGCCGAACGACAACTCGAAGGTCACCTGCGGCAAGTGCGGCGCTGTCGAGACTTACGGAAAGCTCATGAAGGCTGTGGGTGACAAGGTCACGAAAGACCTGGAGCGGCAGCTCGGGAAACTGTTCAAGTGACTTGAGCGTTTCGCCCAGAGGGCGCAGGAAGTCAGCGGCGCCCTCAACCTCAACGTCGAGCTGTAGCTTTTCCATACAGCCTCCAGATACGAAAAAGCCCCGGCAGATACCGAGGCTTGGAATGGGTGCGGAGGGCCGGTGCATACCCGGCTTGGTGGCCTGGATCGCTGGGTCACATACCCCAGACTCTCATCGCGTAGCCGATCAGGGAGCGCACGGCTTTGATCGACGCCACTACCGACTTAGTCCAGCTGCCTGAGCGTGTCATCCGCACAAAAAAGCCCGCACAGGGCGGGCAAAGAGGGATCGTGCTTTTTTAAATCTGGTGGCTGTAGAACAGCGAGTACGACTCGATACCGTCGTTGGGCTGCTTAATGCCAGCGTTGGAGTAGTGAATCGCTCGGATGCCAACCTTCTGCGTCTCGCCGATCTTCAAGCCCGCACCGATGCGGTCTTCGAAGTTGAAGGCCGAACCAAAGTCCTGGTCACCTGCGGAGGTACCAGAGAAGACCGCCAGGCCGATGCCAGCCTCAACGAATGGCTTCACGTTACCGCTACCGAACTCGTAAACGAAAACTGGCGCAAAGGACAGCGAGTGAGCCCCACCTGAAGCATCGCCTGCTTCCCAGTAGGTGTAGCCAGCATCCCAATAACCGGTGAGACGGCCAGTACTGGATTCAAACCAGCTTTTGTCCCAGTTAAAGCCAATGCCGACGCGCGCTGTAAGACCACCTTGGCCTGTCGCGCCAAGCGCTCCGGATAGCTCAGCCGCTCCGGCGGACGCAGCGAAAAGGGAAAGCGCCACAACGGCGAGAACGTTTTTCATACTCACGGTCTTCCATATTATTGAGTAGCAACCTATCAGAATCATAGCGCTATCAAATCGTTCCCTCATACAAGAAAAATGCTTTTTCTGGAGGGCTACCTGAATCGAAGCCCCTCAAAAACACAAAACCCCGACACGATGGCCGGGGTTTCCCTGTGTCGCGTTGCTTGCAAGCTGGACACGCTGCTATGAAAACAGGTGTTTATCCGGCATGAAAGAACTTTTTAAGCCGCCTCGCTGATTCCGTGCAGGTAGCCATCGATGAAGCCGACCCCACCCTTGACGATCTCCCTCGCTGACCGTTCTGACATTCCCGCTGATTCGCCAAGTCGCACCATGGTCCACTTCGAACCGAAGTAGAGCCAGACGAAGTCACCCATTTGCTGGTTGCGCTTTGTCAGCTTGGCCACTGCTGAGTCAATCGCCAGCGCATCGTCGTCGGTGAGGCTGTACTTGCATCCGCCCGCCGCCTCTGCCGCCGTGATCGACGGCGATACGTAACGGGGCACACCCATCCCATCCATCCGCCAGCTGCCCCATTGCTCGAGCAGCCATTCGGTATCGCCCAGCGGCTTGTCCACGTAGGTTCTTTTCTTCACGCTGCTTTCCTCGGATCTGGATCACTCAAACCAAACAGGTCGCGCAGCAACCGATCGGCAGGTTTGTTCTTGGCGTTGCCTTCGATCAGCCAGCGCTGGCCGAAGTCGTGGAAGCCGATCTGCGCACGATTGCCGTGCCAACTGGCGACCATGTCCAGCAGGTAGGCCAGTGCGGTTGGTCCGCCCACTTTCACCTCGGCCAGTTCTGCGCCGGCAATTTTCAGGAAGCGGCGCTCCAAGTCGCTCATGCTCTTGCTCGGCAGTGCCGCAGTTACGTTGCTCATCGAGCGACTCCTTGGGCCACACGGGCCTCGGCAATTCGCACATAGCCCAAGAACTGGTCGGCGGGCAGCGACTCCTTGATCACATCGAGGATGACCCGGTCCATGTTCTGCTGGGCGTGCGCCTTGGCCTCCTTGCGCAACTGGCCGCATCGGTACAGCAGGCGGGTGCGGTCATGGTTGATGTGCTTGAGCGCAGCCTTTGCTCGGTTGTACCAGCTGCGGTCGTATGGACGCCCCTGAACAGCGCCCTCTTGCGCCTGGCTCAGCGCCAGCTCCAGCCGAATTGCGTCACTCACCAGCTGCTCGTGCAGGGCTTCGCAGGCCTCAAGGGTTTCCGGCAGCTCGCGGGGCCCCACAAGCCGTGGATGCGCTTCTGCGAGTTTCGGGGCATTGCCAGTGGCAACAGGCTGGTCGGCGCCGGCTCGCTTGGTCACAGTCACCGAGACAACCGGGTTTGCAGGATTGCGGGCTGGCGGCTTGTGGCCTGGCCACAGATCAGAAAGTTTCATGGTGCTTGCTCCCCTTACGGTGTTTGGAGAAATTCACGACGCGGCCCATCTCGACCTCGTCGTCAGGCGGGAGGCGGTTGCCGGCGAAGTTGACGAAGCGGGCGTACTGCCCTTGGCGCTGGACTAGGCACGAGCCCTGCGGGGCCTGGCGCCCCTTGTCGAGGATCAGCTCGGTGACACCCTGCTCACCCGCTTCCGACTCTGGGTCGTGGTGGACCAGGATCACGGCGTCGGCGTCCTGTTCGATCTGGCCGGAGTCGCGCAGGTCGCTGGCTTGTGGCTTCTTGCCGGGGCGGCTCGCCGGGTTTCGGTTGAGCTGCGCCAGCACCAGCACCGGAACGCTCAGTTCCTTGGCCAAGTTCTTCAGGGCAATGGATATCTTGGCCACAGCGTCGGTACGGCTCTGGTTCTTGCCTTCGGTGCCCACCAGGCCCAGGTAGTCGATCATCAGGATGTCGAGGCCCTGCTCGCGTTGAAGCCGCCTGGCATCTGACCGGATAGCGCTCATGGTCAAGCCGGGCGTGTCGTTCAGGTACAGCTGAGCAGACTCGATCTTGCTGCCGGCCGTCCCAATGCGCTGCCATTCGTCCTCATCCAGGCTCTTGACCTCCTCCATCCGGCGCAGGTCAATACCGCCCTGAGAGGCGATGGTGCGGACGGTCAACTCCTTCTCGTCCATCTCCAAGCTGAAGATCAGGCCCACACCAGCACCACGGATTGCGATGTGGTTGACGATCTGAAGGCCCAGCATGGTCTTGCCGCTGCCAGGGCGACCGGCGATCACCACCATGCTCTTGGGGCGAAGGAAGCCGATCAGCTTGTCCAGGTCGACCAGGCCGGTCGAGAGCTTCGGTGGAGCGCGGTCATCCAGCACTTCCTGCATACCGTCGAATACCTTGGGCAGCACCTCGGCCATTCGCTTGTACCCGGCCTTGCCAGAACTCTGTAGATCGCGCAGGTCGGCCATGGACTGCTGGGCTTGCGCGATGATCTCGTCTGGCACCAAGCCGCTTGCCACCGACGCCTCTGCCGAATGGCCAATGCCGATCACCTGACGGATCACCGCCCACTGCTTGACCTGCTTTGCATAGGTCATGACGTTGGCCACCGAGGGCACGTCGCGACTCAGCTCTGCCGCATAGGCCAGCGTGCTCTTGCCGCTCGGGAGAACACGCTGCACGTCACCCACCGTTACCGCATCCACCGGTATGCCGCGCTCACGGCAGTCCCGGATCACGTCGAACAGCGCCGCATGGTCGTCGTACAGGAAGTCGCCACTGGCCATCTGGCCAACGATGTCGTCCGCCAGGGCGTGGTTGCCATCCAGCGAGGCGATCATGATGGCGCCCAGGACGCCCTGCTCGGCCTCGGGGTAACCCATCACCAGTTCGCGACTCATGCTTCACCCCGCGCAGACGACCAGGTGAACAGAACTGCAGGCCCGCCAGCATCAGTCAGTCGGTCGACAGCACGGTCTCCCAGGCACTTGCGCAGGCCGGCTAGGCCCAGGTTGGAGATCACGATGGTCGGCATCAGCTGCCGGTCCCGGGACTCTATCACCTCGAACAGCACCTGCCGCTCGAAGTCGCTGCCATGCTGAACACCAACCTCATCGATCACCAGCAGGTCCGGCGCCAGCAGGCAGGCATACACATCGCGCTCGGTCTGCTCGGACTTCTTGTCAAAGGTCATCTTGATGTCGCGGATGATCTCGATCGCCATGGTGTAGCGCGCTGACGCTCCATAGCTGCGGATCACCTGCTGGGCAATGGCACAGCCCAGGTGCGACTTTCCTGTGCCTACGTCGCCCAACAGCATCATCGAGCGGCCCAGTTCCCAGTTTCGCTCGAACCCATGCACGTAGTCGCGGCACTCAGTCAGCGCCACGGCCTGCCCTTCGGTTTCGGCGCGGTAGGTGTCCAGGGTGGCACCGCGGAAGCGCAGCGGGATATCAGACGCCATCAGGCTGACGTTCATCGCCCAGTCACGTCGCAAAGCTTGCGCCGGCTTGCGGACAGCTTCGTTGGCAGAGTGCAGTGCGTCGAATTGGCAGCGAGTGCAGCCCTGCCAGAAGTGTTCGCCCGAGAACGACTCAATCAGTTCGTCAGTGAAGTCGCCGTGCACGCGGCACTGGCCAGGTTTGAATTCCAGAGTCTTTGGCGTGGTCATGATCTTGCTACCCGGTAAGTACCGTTGGGCTGGCGTACCAGGCCTTCGGTGTGGTCAATCTTGTCGAGGTCGGTGTGGTGCGATTGGCCCTGCGCAGGGCTGGCGCGCGGATTGACACTGACCCTTTGGTTGCGCACCCAGTTACGCCAGGTCGCATCCCAGTTGAGCTTGGTGGCGTCCTTACCGGTCTTGGAGATCCAGAAGTCTTTGAACGAGTCAGCCATGGCCTTGATCATTCGGTCATCAAGCTCCGGCCTTTCCGCTTTCGCCCATGCAGCCAGTTCTGGAGATAGAACCCAGTCATCAGGCAGGCGAGTACCGCGCTTTCGGCCATCCTGCTTTGGCTCAACCTGGCCAGGCGGCGCGCCAGCGGCGCACTGCTCTTGATCTTCTGGTTCTTGGTTAATGGTTAGTGGTTCTTGGTTAAGGTTATGTTTGGGTTCGTCTTGGGAACCGCTTGGGTTTTCAACGGGTTTCTTTGGCCTCCCGCCACGGCTCCCGTTCTCACGATTTGCAGTCGCTTTCGCGTGGTACTTCGCGATCTCTTCGTCACACCGATGATGGTGATACCCGTCAGATTCCAACGTGAAAAACTCCCCCAAAATCACCCCGACCGATTCTTCGTGGCCCGCTAATCGCAACCGACGAATAACCGACTTGGTTTCTTGTGGGATCGGCTTTTCGCTCTCGTAGTAGTGGTCGAGAAGGCGCCGGTAGACGCCCTCCTCTTCCACGGAGAGGTGCGCGGTATCCCGCGTCCAATCCTTGATGTTGAACTTGTAGTAATGCATGGCTCAGAGGTCCAACTCAGTACAGACACGACGGACAAACTGGTCGTAGCTCTCGGCCATCTGGAATCCCTGAAGCTCCAGCGCCTCGCGATACGCCTTCGCGCTGCCGTACAGCACCCAGCGCTCGCGCTCTGGTAGATTTCGGAATGCGGCATAGCTTGGCCAAGGGCCGCTGATGATCGCTGCGCCCACGCTTTGTGGGAGCGCCTGGGCGGGGTTCGGGGTCGTGGTCATTGCAGGGTCTCCCCGCTCAGCGTGGCGCGCTTCACAACTGCCGGGGCCGGACGCTTCAGTTGGTCGCCGGTGTTGTCCATCAGGTTTCGCACAGCCGTGTCGAGACGCCGCTTGACGTTGTACCGATGCTGCTTGGCCTGGCTCATACGCTCATAGCTTTGGGCGGTCGCGCGGATGACGCCGTCGTAGGCAGGATCGGAATAGTCGATGCCGTGACGGTTCGGGTACGGCTCGCCATGAACCCGGAAGTAGCGAAACACCTCGCCCTTGTAGTCTTCTCGCAGGCAGGTGACCGCGTAATGGGCGTGGCGGTGCTCAACAGCCAGCTCGGCAATGCGCTCGATTAGTTGCTGCTTAGTTGGTTTCTTCATGGCTGCTGCCTCGGATGAATCTTGAACCGTCCCTGGGGGATTTCGGGGTGGGTAGCGCGCTCCGCGGTCTCGTAGGCGCACTCGGTCACGAACCGGTCGAACCTCTGGGTGACGGCTGGCCTGGGCCAGATAGCGAAGGGCTGCCCGCCTTCATCAGCGTGGCGACTGCGGACAAAGGCGTACGGCAGCGGAGCACAGGAAACCTCCCGCATCACAGCATTCACCACCCAGGCCGGCAGGCCGTGACGGCGATTGATGCGGTCGCGGATCGTGGTGATGGTCTCGAAGCCACTGGGCACCGAATCGAGGTAGCGGATTTGCTCAAGCCTGGCGGTGCGATCCTCGACACGCTCCAGCGCCAGCTGCTGCTCGGCCTGCTGGCGCTCGATTGCCACAAGCTGGTTCGCGCTAGCTGCGATCAACTCGGCCTGGGTCATAGGTCGGCGGGCCTGGCCTTCCAGTTCGTTCAGTCGAGCCAGGACGCGCCGACGCACCCCCTTCGACTCACGCATAGCAACCAACTTGCATTGGTCGGCGGTGAGGCGAAGTTCTTCGGACTGGGTATTGTTCAAATTTTGCACTACAAAAGTTTTGTAGTGCTCGCCTTCAAGCTCATCCTTACAGCGCTCGACAAAAACGTTTCGCCTTACAGTGGGCTCACCGAACTCGGCTCGAGCGTCATTGACCAGCGCCAGCAGTTCGATGGTGTCCATGGCGTCGGAGGCGGTGGTGACCAGGTTCATGCCGCACCTCCCGCGCCACGTTTTGCAGGGGCAGGTTTTTGTGGCGCGGAGCATGCCGAATCGATGCGCTCCTCCAGGGTCTCCCGCTGGCCATCCAAGGCGTTGTGCCAGTCATCGGCGTTGTAAATTGCCAGGTTCGCCATGTTGGCGCCGTGCTTATCACCTGCGGTTTTGAGGCGATCCTCAAGCAAATGTAAAACGCTGCGCAGCCAGTCGATCTGGCACACGGCGCACTGAACCTGGAAGGTAGCGTCCTGGGCGATGGTTTCAAGTTCGTCCATGCTCATGCGGCACCTCTCTGCTCCGGAGCGACACCGGCATGGGCGGCATAACAAAGCGCGAGCGCTGCGTCGGCGGCGAAGTAAATCAAGGTGGCTTGGTTGGAAACGGTCGGTTCAGTCATTAGGTCGCGCAGACCAGCAAGAACCGCTTCCAGGCGATCAGTGGCAGCATCCAAGGACTCGTGAAGTGGAACGCCCGCCACCGCCTCAAAGACCTCGCTGGCGCCACTGGAAGCGAAAGGATGTGCAATCGTTGTGGGCTGATTAGTCATTGCTCACCCCGCCGGCAGCTGCGTGGGCAACGCTCTTCTCTACCGACCAGATCAGCGCGTGGACTGTCTCGCCCAGAAACGCGAGAGTCGCCGCGCCATCGCAATACGCCGACTCGCCCAAGTTCAGGCTGTCGTGCAGGTGGTGGCAAAGCTGGCTCAAACCCGAGGAAAGCGTGCGAGCTGCCCGCAGTGCGTCTTCGGCGTTCGTACCAGGCGCAACGGCGAGCAGTTGAATGCCCCGATTATCAATCGGTGTATCGAGGAAGCCCGTCTCGGCGGTAAGGATGGGTTGCGCCGGTGATGGCGCGGTGGTATTTTTTGGGTGCATGAAGTCGTCCTCCACAGACGAAGATTCAAAAGGTCCCTGCCAGGGGACTGGTTAAGAAGCCCGGCCAACGAAGCCGGGTTTTCTGCTTTTTGGGCTAGGCCAAATGCAGAAATTGGTGGGGCCGCGCGGTTAAGGCGGCTTTGCGGTGTCTGTGCTAATCATTCAAATTCCCCCTGCCTTCAAAGCTCTCACAGAAAAAGTCGGAATCAAGGCCTGGAGGCCGATCTGGCTTGAAAAGAATTTTGCCCTTGCCTTCCAAGCTCATGTATTTCTTGCCCATGACAGCTTTCTCGGGGGTGGTGACCAGGGTCATCAAAGCCGAAGGTCATTTGCAGGAGCTGGCGCCCACGCTCTACCTCGGCCAGCAGCGTTGGCTTTTCGCGGCGCCAACTGTTGAGTTCGCGACCGGCCGCGCTCGCGCTAGACTCGCGCACGTCAAACCGTTTGCAGGCGCGGTTGAAGTTATCGATCGCCAATGGGGCGCCGTGCAGAAGCTCTTCGATACGCGTGTCGCACCAAACCGCAAACTTTGCGCTCAGCCACCGGGCGAATGCGACCGCCAGTTTCGGGTGAATCCACGTTCCGCCACCGTTACCACGGCGAGTTTTCAAATACCCGGAATTCCGGGTATCTGAAATATTCGATTCGGCCCCTGTCAGGAACTCGTCCAGTGCCTGGACGTATTCCAACGTCTCTGCGTTGTCGAGCCAGTGATCGATGCGCTTGCCGAAGCGCTCGGCAATCTTGGTTGCATGAAGCCAGCCATCCGTCGTGAAGCGCACCGGCTGCCCTTGATAGGTGAAGGGAATCACGTTGTTCACTGCGCACCTCCGGTACTGGATGGATTCACAGAGGGTTTGCCCGACTCAACGGCAGCAGCCAGCTGGCGTATCGTTTGATCCAAGGTAGGGGCACAGCCAGCCTCCCGATCATGCCGGGCAGGAAACGACCGCACCTCTACGGCAGCGAAAGAGCCGTCGGTCTGTTGTGAAACGAAGACCATACGCCCAATGCGAATGGCTTTACTCAACGCACCCTGGGTCATGCCCAGCAGTGACGCGGCATGCGGCTGCCCATATCCTTTAGCAAAATCTTTCAAGGGGACCATGATCATGGTCTGCCTCCAGCTAGTACTTTGCAGTGATAGTACCTTTGGCATTTATTGCTTGCAATACCTTTGGCATTTGATGGGCATTACTAACGGGAATATTATGTGACCATGAAAAAGCCATTACCTGCTGATCGCGCTGAAGAATGCCAAAGACTCAAGGCGATCTTCGACGGCAAAAAAAAAGAGCTGAAGCTCACTCAAGAGAAGCTTGCGCACCGCTTGGGTATCAACCAGAGCTCTGTTAGCCATTATTTGAACGGCGTGAACCCACTGAACGCCCCAGTAGCCGCAGCCTTCGCCAAAAGTCTTGGGGTACCTGTTAGGGATTTCAGCCCCCGCCTTGCGGACGTGATTGAGTCCTTTGCGGATGACTTCAAGGAAACCTGGTCTCGCAGCGCCAAGGTATTGGATGCCGTACCTCACGAACAGTACGTGCTCATTCCTCAGCTTTTGGACGATAACTCATTTGTTCCTGGGGTAAACGATGAGCACGTAGGGCTTACTGAGGGAATGTTGTTCCGCCGCGGCTGGCTTAGAGACATGGGCCTTCATTACCCTCACCTCAGAATCTTGTACGTTACAGACGACAGCATGGCTCCACATATCGCTCGCGAGGACGTGGTCATGATCGACACATTCAAGAAGATACTTGAGGATGGAAAGATTTTTTTAATCAGGCGTCCTGATGGGAAGACCAGCATCCGCAGGGTCTTCCAAATGATTGCCGGCGGCTGGGCACTGAGGTGTGACAACCTGGATAAACAGAGGTATCCAGATGAGACGCTTAGCAGTGAGGCTGCCGATAGGCTTCCTGTCGTAGGCCAGATAGCCTGGCGCGGAGGAAGCTCCAGATGACTATGCCAATAGGGCCACACTGAAACCGCTTTCGAGCGGTTTTTTTTCGCGCCACCAAATAAATATTACCAAAAGCATTTACACAATAAATTGCCTTTGGTAATTTTATCTCCATCGACTCGTCGCATGGAGCACCTCGCATGACCACTCAGACCATCACCGTCAGCGGCTGGACCGGTTTTCTCGGCATGGGGCTTGCTCCGCGTGAGCTTGAGGCGACGCTGCATGCAGCCAGCGACCTGACCCAGAAAGAGATTGCACGCCTGATGGGGATCAGCCCCAAGACCGTTGAAAAGCGCATCGAGGACGCCCGATTCAAGCTCGGTGCCAAAACCATGCGTGGTCTGGTCCTTGAGGCGTTCAAGCGCCAAATAATTACCCCATCGGTCATGGCCCTGATAGCGCTGCTGACCACTCATGCAGTGATCGGTGAAGACCACATGCTTCGCGTCCGGCGCAGCGGTAACGGCGGTGAGCGCCGGGTCGAGCTTCGTGTTGCGGCGCGGCGGGTCGAGCAGCAGGTGGCGTAGCAGCGGCGAGGGTTTTCCGATTTCAGATCGGAGAACCCTGTCCGGTGCAAGAGCACTGTATGGCCGGGTTAGGCGTGGCGCGGCCCGGCGAGGCAAGGATAGGCCAGGCGAGGGCTGTAATCAGCGGCGAGTCCGTTCACAGAGCGGGCTTTCCGGTGGCTTCAGTCACCAAGAGGCACGGCATTGCGGGGCAGGCATGGGTGTGGTTTGGCTGGGTATGGCGTGGCAGGGGCTGACAACAGCGTAATGCCGATTGGCAACAGTCGGTATTGCGGTGTGAAAACACCACACGGCCAGGTTTGGCGAGGCACGTCCTGGCAAGGCACGCCGAGGCGAGGCAAGGGCTACAACGTAGCGGCCAGCATCTTCGCAGAGGGTGCTTTCCGGTACCGAGTACCACGAGGCAGTGCGAGGCGAGGCTTGGCGCGGTCGGGCAGAGCGCGGCATGGGCTGATTCAGCGTTCAGCCACTTCGCAAGAGGTGGTTGAACGGTGCGAAAGCATCACGCGGCATAGCTCGGTTCGGCTTGGCATGGCCGGGCATGGTGTGGTTCGGTCCGGTATGGCAGGGGCTGCTGGTCAGCGTAATGGCCTTTCATTGAGAGGTCATTACGGTGCGAAAGCGCTATCCGGTAAGGCACTGCTCGGTGCGGCTGGGCACGGCAGGTTAGGGCGGGGTCGGGCAAGGGCGGTAATCCGCACGGGGTCACCAGCGTATCTGGTGACAACTTGAAAGCATCTTCAATAAGGATGTTTTCAAGTTCATCAACGCAAGCAAAGTGCATCGCACAGGGCGAACTCGCACACGCAGCGAAACTAAGAGGAACCACCATGCAAGTTTTGAAAGTTAAAATCATTGGCACCCGTCCGCTTTTGGTCCATAGCGACGTGTTTGCTGACCCGTTGAATAAGTTGACCAAAGCGCACAAGCAATTGACCGCGAAGCGCAAAAAGTCTGACGAAGACCATGAGCTTATTGCTCGAAGCGAATGGCGCGGTGGACTTTATTTTGATGAATCCATCGGCCCCTTCTTGCCCGGTATCAATATTGAGTCCGCACTTGTGGCGGGCGGCAAACTTTCGAAAATGGGAACCCAGCTCAAGCGCTCCGTCGAGATCATGGATACCCGCTGCCCGATCATTTACGAAGGCCCGCGCACTGTCGAAGGCCTGTGGGATGAGCAGTTTTACGATGCCCGCTCCGTCAAGGTCGGCACTGCCCGAATCACGCGATATCGCCCCCTCTTCCGCTCCTGGGCCGTGGTCTGCGAGATCGCCTACGATCAAGAATCCATCGACCGTGACCAGGTGCTGAAATGCCTGGAGGACGCCGGCCAGTACTGTGGTGTCGGTGACTACCGCCCGAAATTCGGCCGCTTCGCCGTGGAGGTGCTGTGATGCCTGTAGTTCCGCTCAAGCCGAACAGCTGGAGCCTGGACAAGGCCATCGAGCAGTTCCTGGCTGACAAGTTCGAAGACGGCCAGCTCATAAGCCACGCCTGGTTGGAGTGGGCACTCAACCTGCCGAAGCCAAGCACCGCGAAGGAAATGGTCAACTGTCAGTTCGTGATTCTTGACCGCGTCGAGCAGTTCAAAGAAGCCCTGCTGACTCAGCATCAAATCTACATCGTTAGCGTGCGCGGCAAAGGTTACCGGATCGTCCCGCCAAGCGATCAAGCATTCATCGCTGTCGACAACGCCATGCAAGGAGTTCGTCGGGAGTTCAGCAAGTGCGAGAAGGTCATGAAGAATACTCGACTTGGCGAACTTGATGCCGACCAGATTAAGCGTCATACCGATGCGCAACTGAAAGTATCTGCGATCGCCGGAATGGTAGGAAAAGGAAAGCGCGAAGTATTCAGCCTGTTCAAGGCATAACTTCGCCCAAGTAACACCAACAACTTCTATCGAAAGCCAAGTTACTCGGCGGGTACTCGCTCGTCTTCAATATGGAGATTCAAACATGCTCATGCTCAGCCGCAACATCGGAAAGGCCGTCATCATCGGCGGCAACATCCGGGTCACTGTGGCCCATGTAGACGGCTGCCAGGTTCGCCTCGGCATCGAGGCCCCGCGCGGGGTGATCGTTGACCGCGAAGAGATCCACGCCCGCCGCGTGGCTGAAGGTGCCGTCGAGGAAGCGCCAGCGTTCAGCATCGACGAGCACGTCAAGCTGGTGGCTGATGCCCGCCGGTACCGGTGGCTGCGTGACCGCGAGCGTATCGAAGATCCCGACGAAGACCTGCTGGTGGTGCGCGGCGACAGCTGGCTCTCTGCTGGAGAGCTGGCCGTCTTCGAACTTGTCAGCCAGGAACTGCTCGATGGCCTTGTCCAGGCTCCAGCTGTTCGGCTTGAGCGGAACTACAGGCAT